TTATATCTGGTATTTTCTGGCTTGATTTCTTATGGTTTATTCTATATACTAAAGAGTACGATTGGTATTCGTGTAGAAGAAGTTGAAGAAGAGATTGGGCTTGACCTTGTGGAACATGGATGTTCTGCATACAACGGTTCTACGGGAACCGCTACTGCGTTTAACATATAAAAGAGGAATAATTATATTATGAAACTTCGTGATGATTTTATTTGGTCGCAACTATATCGTCCCAGAACCATTGAGGATTGTATTCTTCCGAGAGGACTGAAAGATACTTTCCTTGAGTTTGTTGCGAATGGTGATATTCCAAACCTTCTTCTCTCAGGGACCGCAGGTACGGGTAAGACTACTGTTGCCCGCGCTCTCTGTGAGGAGTTGGGTGTGGAGTATATTATCATTAATGGAAGTGAAAGCGGAAACATTGACACGCTTCGCAACGACGTGAGAAGTTTTGCGTCTGGTGTTTCTATTACTTCCACGGGCAAGCGGAAGATTGTCATTCTCGATGAGGCTGACTATCTTAATCCACAATCTACCCAACCCGCACTTCGCGGGTTTATTGAAGAGTTCTCTAAGAACTGCGGATTCATCCTTACTTGTAATTTTAAGAATCGTATCATCGAACCGATCCATAGTCGATGTAGTGTTATTGATTTCCGGTTTGCGAAGAAGGATCGCCCACAGCTTGCGGCAGGTTTGCTCAAGAGAGTCATTGAGATTCTCGATAAGGAATCGATTAAGTATAATGAAAAGGTTCTTGTTGAACTGATTACCAAATACTTTCCCGATTTCCGTCGGGTGATTAATGAGTTGCAGCGATACTCTGTGTCTGGTGAGATTGACGCAGGAATTCTGACGACTATCACGGAACAGACCATTAAGGATCTTGTGCAGCACTTGAAGGAAAAGAACTTCAAGAACATGCGCAAGTGGGTGGTGGATAATCTTGATGATGATCCGTCTCGAATCTTTCGTTTGATTTATGACGGGTTGTATGGTCATGTCAAGCCACAGAGCATCCCACAGGCAGTTATTCTGCTTGCGGATTATCAATACAAGTCTGCCTTTGTAGCCGACTTGGAATTGAACATGGTTGCTTGTTTAACTGAACTGATGAAAGAATTGGAGTATAATTAAAATGAAAATGTGGATTATGTTTATTGTAATTTTTGGGCTTTCTATTGCGTGGACTACATGTCAGTGGAATGAGTGTAGAGACAATGATTTGTCGGTATTTTATTGTCTACAGCATATTCAGGGGTGAGGATTGAAATGATGAATGATGAAGATTATTGCCATATTGTTCAGCGAGAGACGGGCTTCTATATCATTGACTTCTATAAGGTGGAGCTTGATATGGAAGCAATAGCAAAGGTGTTTGGCCCGTTTGTGTCAAATGAAGCTGCCGTTGGTTTTTGGGACAAGTATCTCTCATCGGGATATAGTGCCGAAACTGGTATTTTGTTTATGAACGAGGAGTCTGAGTAATGCCGTATATTAGTGAAAATGATCGCAATACAATTGAGTATAGTTCTGAGTTTACTGGTGTGTATGGGTTGGCTAAGTTTATTGAGAAGATGGAACGACTTCGTAGTCACTTCCCTGGTCCACAAAGTGTTGGGTATCACCCAGGAACACTGAACTATATCATCACTCGTTTGTGTGATTTTTGGTGCAGGGATAATTCGGGTGAAGCCAATTACGAAAGGTATAATTCCGTGATTGGTGTGCTTGAGTGTGTCAAGCAAGAACTCTATCGGAGGCAGGTTGCTCCGTATGAGGATAAGAAGTGTGAGCAGAATGGTGATGTGTATGATCACCATATGAAGAATAATACTGCGTCGGGTGGCGCTGCCCGTCACCCTGGCGATAAGGGATGGTTTAATGAGTAGTAAGCGTTTGGCACAGCAAAGTCGTGCTTTAAATCCCAGGAAACCCGTTGTGTATGTTGCTGGGGTCTTTAGCAATGGAGACACTCTATCCAAAGAGGATCAAGATAACAATCGCAATATTCTACGATACTATAGTTTGATCTTTATGAAGAATGACTATGCCGTCATTTCGCCTATTGAAAACGATCAGTGGGCATATGAATTGGGGCTAATCGATTATGAAGATGTGATTGCGTCCGATCTTTCGGTGATTGCAAAATGTGATTATATTTTCTTTGCTCCGGGTTGGGAAAAGGGTCACGGCACAAAGATTGAACATGAGTTTGCGGTGAGTAATAATATTCCCATTTTGTATGAGGTTCCGTGAGGTTATTGGTTGGGAGGTTTTAGTGTGGTCATAGAGATACAATTTTTTATGGGTGTTATTGTTGGATGTGCGCTTTTCCATTTATTTTTGTGCTTGTTTTTTATGGAGTAATTGAGAATGTTGAAGGTAATGATTTGTGTTGTTGGTTGGCTGATTGCCTCGTTTTTGGTTTCTTGGTTTGTGGGCAATTTTATTAGAGTGGGCCAGGGTCGGGATTATAAGGAGGATTATTGATGGCAACTTTGGGTGATTTCTTGACGGCAATTAATTTCAGTAAAAACAATTTGATGGAAGATGATCTTCTTGCCGAAAATGAATACAGACCCTTTATAATTAATCGTACCTTGTCTTATTTTCAGGACACGGTGCTTTATGCAAATGAAGTTAACCAGCGGGAACATCTTGATAGCCGTTTACAGTATGATTTTTTGCTAAATAGTATTAGAAGGAAAAAGCGGTTTTCGAGATGGTTAAAGCCCAGGAAGGATGAAGATATTGACGCAATTAAGGAGTATTATTCTTGTAGTCATAGAAAGGCTTATGAGATTTTTAAATTGCTGACGGGTGAACAACTTTCTCTTATTCATAAACGATTGAAAAGAGGCGGTATTCAAAATGGAAAGCAAACAAGAAGACGAAGCAGGAGTAGTTCCAGTTGATTTAAATTCACTCGTGGAAGTTGAGTTGACAGAGGATGAAGATTTTTTAAAGATCAGAGAAACCCTTACTCGTATTGGTATTGCCAGTCGTAAGGATAAGACTTTATTCCAATCATGCCATATCTTACACAAGCGCGGTAAATATTACATTGTTCATTTTAAAGAGCTTTTTGCTTTGGATGGAAAGGCGTCTAATTTTAATGAAAATGATCTTGCTCGCAGAAACACCATTGCGAACCTGTTGGCAGAATGGGGTCTATTGAGTTTGGTTAACGTAAAAGCCAGCTCAGATCCAATAGTTCCTCTTGGGCAAATTAAAATAATTGCTCATAAAGATAGGGTCAATTGGAATTTGGTTGCTAAGTATAACATAGGAAACAAATCGAAGTAATAGAGTTTCTTTACGAGAAAAAACACAAAGAGATAAAAAAAATTGAAGTTTAGGGTTGACAGATAAGATTTATTTGCTTATCTTTAGGTTCAAACAAATGCCAAATTTGGGTTTGTTTGAAATATAACTTGCTTATAATAAGGAGAAACAATATGACCAGAATACCGAGTATTTTTAATGAGCTTCGGAGCGATCCTTTCCTTGTGGGATTTGATCAAATCTTCGATCGACTGCTTTCAACGAGTGTTGGAACGGGTCAGGCTGCAACCTATCCTCCATATAATATTGTGAGGGTTACCGAAAACGAGTTTCGGATTGACCTTGCGATTGCTGGGTTTAATGAAGATGAGGTTTCTGTAACGGTGCAGGACGATAGGCTCACGGTTGAGTCTAATAAGGATCATAGTGGAAAGGAAACACACATCCACCAGGGAATTGCCGAGCGTAATTTTAAGCGAACGTGGACATTGAGCCCCACGATTGTTGTTACTGACGCAACATTTGAGAATGGTCTTCTTTCGATCAATCTTCTCAATGAGATTCCTGAGAAGGTGAAGCCGAGAAAGATTGATATTAATGGAGGAACTGCGGAAGGTCCGCAGTTCTTGGATGGATAAAGAATATCCATTCACTACAGGGGGGGAGCGATTTGCTCCCCCCCTCTCTTTATATCATGTTCGTATATTTTAACAAAGGGTGAATAAATGGCATCAACAAGTTATGTATTTAATCGTGGATTGCTTAATGGAAGAGAAGTGGACCGGGTGTTTCTTCATTGCTCTGCGTCCAATGTTGCCAGTCATGATGATGTTCAAGTGATTCGCAGTTGGCACATGGGTCGTGGTTGGAAAGATGTTGGTTATCATTATTTTATTAAATCTACTGGCGAGTTACAGATTGGGCGAAGGCTTTCGTGGACGCCTGCTGCGCAGGTAGGTCATAACATTGGTACAATTGCCATTTGTCTTTCGGGTCTTAATTCCGAAGACTTTAATGACACCCAATTTGAAACCCTTATAAAATTGTGTCGTGACATGAATGAACAAATTCCAAATTTGACATTTCATGGGCATAATGAAGTCTCAGACAAGGCGTGCCCGGTTTTTGATTATCGCAAGGTTCTTGGTTTAGATGAGCTTGGTGTATTTGGTGCCATTGAAAAGGAATCGGGCAGTGATGAATTAACAGATCGCATTTCTGCTTTGGAACGAAGGATTGATGTAATAGAAAGACAAGCTCTTCATTTCAGTAAGTTTGAATAGAAATCCAGAGACAAGAGTAGGTTTATATTATGAGTTTTTATACTAATGTGAGAGCTGTGGGGAACCAAGTTTTTCTTCGCGGCGTTGGGAAGATTGGCGAACGCTTTCAGAAGAAGGTAAATTATTCGCCTACGTTGTTTGTTCCGGTCGAAAAGGAATCTAAGTACAAGACCTTGGACGGGATTAATGTCAAGCCCATTCAGTTTGATGGTTTGGTCGAGGCGCGGGAGTTTATAGAAAACCACAAAGACGTTTCTAATTATAAAATTTATGGGAATGATAACTTTGCGTTCGCGTTCATTGGGGATGAGTATCCCGATGAAATTGAATATGATATCAGCAAGTTGGTGATTGCCAATATTGATATCGAGGTTGCGTCGGATGATGGATTCCCCCATGTCGAAAGTGCTGCTTCTCCGATCATTTCAATCGCAGTAAAGTTCAACGATTCTTTTTACGTTTTTGGTTTCGGAGAACCGGAGGGATGTAAGATTGAAGACACTCTTAAATCGCGTGGCATTCTTTATGTTTCGTGCGAGGATGAGCGTGAACTTCTTGAGTGCTTCCTTGATACTTGGAATCAGTACCTTCCCGATATTGTCACGGGTTGGAATGTAAACGGATTCGATATTCCGTATCTTTACAATCGGCTTTGTCGTCTATATAACCAAAAGACTGCTCGTAGACTTTCTCCGTGGAAGTATGCTTCTGTCCGCAAGTTTCATTCTAACTTTGGTCAAGAGCAAGTGAGTGTTGAGCTGAGCGGAATTGCTGTTCTGGATTATTATGATCTTTATAAGAAGTTTACTTATACCAATCGGGAAAGCTATCGTCTTGACTATATCGCGAACGTAGAACTCGGTGAGAGAAAGATGTCGTATTCTGAGTTTGGAAGTTTACATACGCTGTACAAGAGGGATTATCATCGGTTTATTGAGTATAATGTAAGGGATGTGGAACTTGTTGGGCTTCTTGAAGACAAGATGAAGCTTATTGAGGTGGCAGTTGCTCTTGCGTATTCAGCCAAGGTTAACTTGGGTGATGTGTTTTCGCAGGTGCGTATGTGGGATAGCATTTGTTATCACCATCTTCGCAAGAAGAACATCGCGATTCCTCCGCGAAAGAATGCCGACAAGAATGTTCAGTTTGAGGGTGCCTATGTCAAGGAACCTCAGGTGGGCATTCATAATTGGGTTGTTTCTTTTGATTTGAACTCACTGTATCCTCATTTGATGATGCAGTATAATATCTCGCCAGAAAAGTTGGTTCCAGAGGAAAATGTGAACAAGGATCTTGTTGATTCTTTGAAGCGCGGTCCTTGGGATACCATTTCCAACTATGATAAACTCGTTAATAAGGAGTTTGACACATCGCTGTTGAAGCGAGATAACCTCACGGTTACTCCAAACATCGCGTTCTTCAAGCGTGATTCACAGGGGTTTCTTCCTGAGATCTTGGAGCAGAAATATAAGGATAGGATTGTGGCTAAAAAGAAAATGATCGAAAGTCAGAAGCTTTTGGAGAAGATTGACAACGAATCTGATGGTTATGATCATCAAGCCATGCGGAACCAAGTGAAAAACGACATATCAAAGTACAATAACTCTCAAATGTCCATGAAAATTTTGCTCAATTCATTATTTGGCAGTTGTGGGAATCCATATTTCAGGTTCTATGATCTTCGTATTGCGCGAGCTATTACTGGAGCGGGTCAGCTTTCTATTCGTTGGATCGAGAGTAAAATTAATAAATATTTAAATAAACTCTTGGAGACAACGGATGAGGATTTTGTTGTTGCTTCTGATACTGACAGTATATATCTATGTCTTGATAAACTTGTTACTCGTTCATTTGGAAGATCTGTGGCGTCAGATGAAACAAAAAAAGTGGTGGATTTTCTTGACAAGGTTTGTTCGGAAAAGATAGAGCCCTATATTGACAAGTGCTATGATGAGCTTGCGGATTATATGAATGCGTGTGCTCAAAAGATGGTGATGAAGAGGGAGATTATTGCTTCAAAGGGTTTGTGGACAGCAAAGAAGCGATATGTTCTTAACGTTTATAATAGTGAAGGAGTTAGTTACATTGAACCCAAGCTGAAAATTATGGGCCTCGAGGCAGTCAAGTCTTCTACTCCCGAGGTGTGCCGGGAGAAGTTTAAGAGTGTCTTGAAGATTATTATGAATGGTTCTGAGAGTGATGTGCAGTCCTTTGTTGAGGAGTTCAGGCAAGAGTTTTATTCTCTTCCTGCCGAAGATGTTGCGTTCCCGCGCGGCGTTCGGGGCATCAAAAAGTATACAGAGGGTGACACCTATATAAAGAGTACGCCGATTCACGTAAAGGGTTCAATTATCTATAATAAGTTGGTTGGTAAGAATAATCTGGATAGACAATATCAGAGGATTGTTGATGATGATAAGATTAGGTTTTTGTATCTCAAGGCACCAAATCTAATTCATGAATCTGTAATTTCTATTAAAAACGATCTGCCCAAAGAGTTTGGTTTGGATGGTTTTGTTGATTATGAAAAACATTTTATTAAGTCGTTTCTCGACCCGATTGGAGTGCTGCTGGCTTGTGTTGGTTGGAAAGCCAAACCAACCAGTTCACTAGAAAGGTTTTTTGGATGAGTCAAAACAATAATGATCGAGATTTGAAGTTGGTAGAAGGTGGCAGTAATTTACAGGCATCAGTTGCCGATGATGTGTTGGGTTCAATTTTTGGAGGGGGTGATGATTCTTTAGACAAGCTCGGTGTTATGATGGTCATGGATGATATTAAAAATGAATCCGTGAAGCCGATTATTGAGTGGATCTTTAAAAATAATTTATCACCATCTCAGCCAGAATATTTAACTTTGATTATAAATTCGAGCGGTGGGTGCGTGTCGAGTGCCTTTGCTCTTATTGATACCATGAGAGGATCTGGTATCCCGATCCATACAATTGGGCTGGGTGAGGTTTCCAGTTCAGCTTTGATGATCTTTATGGCAGGTGAGAAGAAGCACCGTGTTTTGACGCCGAATACACAAATCCTTTCTCATCAATACTCTTGGGGTAAGTATGGCAAGGAGCATGAATTGCTTACCGCGGGTAAGGGGTTTGAGTTGACATCGAAGATGATTGTGGATCATTACATCAAGTGTACTGGTTTGTCGGAAAAGAAGGTTCGGGAGGTTTTACTCCCGGCGCATGATGTTTGGTTAAGTGCCTCAGAGGCAAAGAAGTATGGGGTATGTGATCAAATTAAGGAGTTGAAGTAATATGAAAGAAAGCGAGTCTACTGGATCAATATTAGCATTTCCAACATTTACGGTCATTACGAGTGGTAATTGTGTGTGGTGCGTGATGGCAAAGAGGGTATTGAACAATTTAAATATGAAATTTACCGAGGTGGTTGTTCCTCATGATATGCCCAAGGATGAGTTTATTTCATTAACAGAGCGGTACGCAACACAGCCGACGGTTCCAAAGGTTTTTGTTGGGGAAAAGTTGATCGGTGGATATGATGATCTTTTGAAGTATTTAAACAGTAAACATGACGATGAAATTGAAGAGGATGAAACATTATGAGTGGACCGTTTGACTTTCTTGGTGATTTAAGCAAGATTAATCCGTTTGTAGATCAATATGCAGATGTTAATTCATATACAGACACCGGATCTTACATATTGAACGCACTGATTTCCGGTTCTATTTACAAAGGGTTACCGGGTAACAAGGTGACCGCACTTGCAGGTGAGTCTGCAACCGGAAAGACATATTTTTTGATGGGAATCATTCGTCAATTTCTTATTGACAACCCAACAGGGGGTGTTGTTTTTTTTGAGAGCGAGCAAGCCATTACCAGCTCAATGTTTGATGAGCGGGGAATTGATAGCAAACGTGTGACGTTGCTTCCGGTGGCTACGGTAGAAGAGTTTCGTACTCAGGCAATGATTATTCTCAAGCATATCGAAGAGACTCCAGAAGGAAGTCGAAGTCCTTTTCTTTTCTGTCTCGATAGCCTTGGGCAATTGTCTACCAGTAAGGAAGTTTCAGATGTGACCTCGGGATCAGATAAGAGAGACATGACGCGCGCTCCTATAATCAAGGGTGCCTTTCGTGTGTTGACAATTGCCTTAGGTAAGTTGGGCATTCCGATGATTGTCACGAACCATACATACGACAGTATTGGTAGTATGTATCCGACCAAGGAGCTTGCTGGTGGTAGTGGTTTGAAGTATTCTGCCGATTCAATTGTGTTTCTTTCAAAGCGAAAGGAAAAGGTGGGGACGGACGTGATTGGTAATGTTATTCATTGCCGCAATTACAAGTCTCGTTTGACGAAGGAAAATAAGATGGTCGATGTGATCCTTCGTTATGATACGGGTCTTGATCGCTACTATGGTCTGATTGAACTTGCGACTAAATACGAAATCTTCAAAAATGATTCTAAACTTATTGAGCTTCCCGATGGTAAGAAGAAGTATGCCAAGGTTATTCTCAAAGATCCTGAACAATACTTTACCAAAGACATTCTTGATCAAATCGATGAGGCATGTCAGAATGAGTTTCTTTATGGTTCTACAGTGAAGGAGGGTGCAGATGTGGGAGAAGAGTGATATTAAAGATTATTATCATTTAATACCAGACCCAGATGATGATAAAGAGGGGGCAGTTCAAATTAGACTCGGGCCCTTTACTGGCTTGGTTTATAAGTATGGTGATTTTCGGTTTAAGAAACCGGAGAGTGAAGATGAGCAACCTCGGGTTGAATATCAATTTGAGGTGATTGACATACCTGAAGAAATTCGTGATATTCAATATCCTGATGATATGAAAGAAAGTTTCGATCAACTGTTGGTAAATATTCTGATGGATTTGGTTCAGGATCAGGTGGCAGAAGAAGTGAGGGTTGATTATGACAATACGGACGGAGAAGGTGATATTGACGAGTCTTTTAAAAGACGAGTCTTTTATAAAATTGACAATTCCGTTCCTGAGGAGTGAATATTTTCATGACAAGGTGGACAGAATAGTATTTAGTTCAATTGTTGAATATGTAAACAAGTATAATATTCTCGAATATTAACTTCATTCTCCTCCATCAGTCATTTCCTCCTTCGTTGCGGAACCATAAAGAAACTCATTCTGACATGCTTCATCGATTTGATCAAGAATGTCTTTGGTAAAGT